GCCCGTGGCAAGCTCGCTTATTCAGCGGGATTGTCATGTATGAGTTACGCACCTCACTTATTAGGTGAGGGATTTATCGCCATGCCCACTTCAACTTTGAAGTGTGTGGGGTAGTATACACATTGAGTGCGGCCTTGGCCTCGCGGGAGAGATCGTAATAGATCCCACCCATACGGGCCTCCTCCAGCGCTCGCAGCGTTTCCACCCTAATGCACTCGTGCACAACGGGCAAAGGAATGCCAGTCAAGCTCGAGACGTACGGCAGCAGAGACGTGTCCCAGTCGTAACTAATTGCATTGTCGGCTATTTCAGCCAACTCTGCGTTTGTCGCGTCCGGAGCGCATAGCTCTATTGCCTGATCGATCGACCTACGGTTCATCAGAACCAATCTCCGAGTAGTCTCGAAGAGTGGCAGTGAGAGGGTATCGTCGCGCTCATGACACCTTTCGGTGAAATAGCGCAATAGCGACGCCCAACCATCTTGCACCTCCTCCGACTTCGGGGAGACGACTACACGGACTCGCTGAAGAAGGCGTTGATAGTCCTTCGACGGCTTTGTCCGCAGAGGTAACATTCCTAAGTTACCAAACTCAAAGGCAGGATACCCGAGATCTCCGGCGTGCTTCTTCTGCAAATATGCAGGTGTGGCATACCGGTGGTTCACAGGCAAACTGTCTAAGGACGGAATTGGGCCATAAATGGCCTGCATCCGATCTGCGATATAATTCGCAGACGTTCTATAACCACCGTGCCATAGTGAATTCGCATAAGCGATCCACGAGGCGTAGTGGCCCGCGGCGGGTTCTGATGACCAGACAGTCCGAAAACGGACTGGAGTGACATTCACGCCATTGTAGGCGTCCATGCCACATGACTCTCTAAAGAGCCCACTGGTGCAGCTCTTGTCACGATTAACGTGGAGACCAAAGGTCTCGAGCTGTTCGATTGCGTGTTCGGCCTCGGCCGTTTCAACAATCACATCATCACCGTACACGAAGACGGTTTTACCGTCTGCACCCGCACTACCGGCGCGAAGAAGCGCCCAAACGCAAGTCGCCAACACTGGGAAACAGCAAGCTGATCCCATAGGGGCGAACTTTGCAAGAGGGAGAACCTCTCCATCCGGTAACCTGGTCGCGAGCGACCTAGTTGCAAGCAGAGCACCCAAAAGGGGCTCTGGGAACAACTGCTCAACCAGCCAAACCGACACACGGTCGCTAGCCTCTTTCAAGTCTAGCGTCGCGAGCTGTCCGTGATAACTGCCAGCAATGGCGGCCATACGGTTCGGTTCCTGATCAGTGAACCTTATGTCATTCCTCGTGAGAGGGTGACGTTCAATCCAACTGACTAGCTTACGCATAATCCCCTGCTGCAACCACTGGTTTTCCAGCGGCTCGCAAGAGATCACGCGAGGGCCACGGGAGTCTTTCGGCACCAGTACAACCTGGGCGTCTGACTCTTTCTCCTCAACACGAGCAAACTCGTGAAGAGTGTCACACAGGTGATCCGCGTTGACAAACATATGCTTGTCAAACGGAAAATATTCCTGCGCCCGAGGATTCATCCGCGTAAACACGTACTTCCGAGAGCCCTTCTCCTTGGTGGAGACGACTCCGGGTCCGTGCCGCGGTACAATACTCGAGATGTCTAGTCCGGAAAACAGGTCATAGACCAGTTTCCGCGCTTTACATAGAAGAGTTACCTCCTCCTTATATCCTGGATAAACTTGGCAATGTTGCCCAAGTGAACCAGTGTTAGGCGGAATAGCTCTACCGCCAAAACTACCAAACTTCTCAGACAGGTACGCGACATCCATACGGACGTCACTTTCCGCGTCTTTGAACGCCTGGATAGCTTTTTGGTCGAGTGTTCGGTCGTTGGGGAGCTCATATTTGTAGTATACAAACAGAACCTGCCTCAGCGATCGGATGCTTTCAACACAAGGGTTAGGAAGCACCTCTCCGTTTAAGTCAAACACACGGTGGAACAGGTTGCCGAATAATTTCGGTACCTGACTATCAGCCTCCTTGCGGAAGCCGGTACAGTCCAACGGGCTTTGACCGAGTAGGGCCTTATCAAAGGCCTTACCGAGACGGGGCAACGACTTCGTAAAGAAGCCGTAGCCTTCGCGCTTAACGCGGTTCGCAATCTTTTCGATCGTGAGCCGTCGATAGCGTGGTGATACTAACATACCCAATGCGTTATACACGTCATCGAGTATACAGGCGATCATGTTAACATGATCCAAGCTCTTACCCAACACGGATTTATCCATAGTTGTCTTGGAGCATACCTGCAAACGTCGATGATTGAAAGGGCCTCAAAAGAGGCCCTCTTACAGACGACAACTGAGCATCAGACGGGTAGAGGCTCAAGCCTCACCGTTAAGGAGGGCAGATACGTTGGGATGCGCTGCGACCGTACCGAGGAAGGCCAACATTTGGTTGGCCAATTTCTCGCGGGTCGAAGCATCGCTCACTTTAGTGGGCGTTCGCATCACCAGGTAGATGCTCTCGATGCCTTGGATCTGGTCACTCTCTCGCTCCACGACCGCATCGAAGCGGCACAGAGTGTTGAGGTACTGCTTGTCACCACTTCCCGTTGTAACGTGGGAAATAGTGAGCGTGACAGGTTTGTCCAGGTCCGCGGCGATGTCATTCCAGACTCCTTTTCGACTTCCACCGGAGGGATATTCCCTGCGGTCATAGTCGTGGTCCAGAGTGCCGTCGTTCAGGTCTTCAATCAGGTTCGCAAACATGCAGTTAAGATGAGCCTAAAGGCTCTGTGTTAGTGTGCTGCCGCGGCGGAAGCCGCGACGCTGGTTTATCGAGTCAGCACTCGGTGTCCACTCTTGTTACCTCATTGGTGATGAGTATGGTCGGCGGCAAAATGCCACCGTAGCGAGTTAGCCTTTTAAGCGCGCCCCCAAAAGGGACGCGCCCATGACGAACTCGTATTTGGACAATCCCGACGTTCTCAACGTCAGGAAACCATAATTACTGGGTCGGCGAACATAGTGCTCGCTCTCGCCAGTCGCTACCACTGTTGGAGGGATTACAGTCATGGGGTCATTTCTAGAAGCACCGGTAAGGTACTTCGCCCCTGTCTTACTGAACGTCACTTCCGTCTTTTTCAAGACGTGGAGCGTCGTCCAGCATCCTTCCACCTTAACTACGGGTTTCACCCACGGCCTCTTAAACTGGTCAAGAAAGTCTCCAACTCGGAGAACCCAATCGACCACGAAAGAGTATTTCATGGCGTCCCACAGAATCTTCGGGTTCAGGTTGAGCCCGATAACATCTGCAAGCGCTGCCGCTTCCGCAATTCGCGGAGACATGTCTGGCATCTCATAAGAGAACCATACGTGTGTGGTGAACCTCGCGACAGGGAAGCTGGTCTTTCGACCAACCTCCCAGGTCCCATTAAACCAGAACGGTACAGGCTGTAGCCAAGTGCCATAGTTGAGAGCTTCAGTGCCCTCTTCTCCGACACTCGGACGTACAGTCACCGACCGGTACTGGGACCGCTTAGCGCCTTTATTTAGGCGTTGGAGCTCGCTGCGAGCCTTACGAAGTGCAGAAGAAAGCTCCTGCAAGTCGTCGTAGGTCGTCACAACACCATAGCGATAAGCTAGGTTTGATTGTGACAACGTCCGGAGCAACGTCTTCAGGCTTGTCGAAGCTGAGGCCCTGCCTTTAACAGCAGAGCTCAACAGCCCCGTGAGCCGTTTACGTACTTGGTCGGCTTGTCTAGCCAGGCGAGGCAGCTTGTGGGCGTCTATCGTGAAATTCACGACGGATTCCCCCATTGCCTGCTCAACCTGAGGCCAGACTGAGGCTACACCATCAGAGGCGTAGTCCTCGTAGTTAGTCGACGGATTATAAAGATAATCGTCGAACCGACCACCGATCTGATTATTCGTCAATGCTAGGATGGGTAAATCTACCCAATCATAGTACAACGGATTCTGACCGGGATAGCCACTATACTCGTAGTATCGCAGATGCACGTTAGGATTGTGCAGTGTGACCTTTGAGTTGCTGTGGCTACAATAGTTCCAATGGCCCTTGCCGTTCGTGTAGGAGATGACTTCATCTCCTGCCGACGACTCGGTAAAACCTTGATCACTCCAACCTAGCGCTTTAGGCGCCGGGATGTCAGATCTACTTGAGGTGCCATATGCCGTCCCACTTGGAAAAGTGGGAGGAGAACTATTTGCTCTGGACTTGTGTATCATAACGTTGGGCGTTTCATCACCCAGGTGACCCGAAAGCCATTAATCAACTTTTTTCCTT